ATAAATGTTCTCCTTCTCGAAATATACCTCCACGCCTTTTTCCTTTAACTGGCGTACCGTAACCAAAGAATCAACCGTATTTCGTGCAAAGCGGCTGACTGATTTAGTAACGATCAGGTCGATCTTCCCGTCCAGTGCATCCGCGACCATAAGCTTGAACCCATCGCGTTTTTTGGTATTGGTGGCGCTGATGCCCTCATCGGTGTAGATGCCGGCAAAATCCCACTCGGCTCTTTCATTGATGTATTTCGTATAGTAGTCTACCTGAGCTTCATAACTGGTGAGCTGTTCCTCAGAGTCGGTTGAAACCCGAGCGTACGCGGCTACTCTCTTCCTTAAAGCAACACCTGACGTGTCTGGCGCAAAACGGTTTATGATTGGCGGTATGACTGTGACGGCTCGGGCGGGCTTCATTTCAAATCCCCCCTTTGGTATGCAAGCGCTCTTTCCCGCGCCTGCTGTTTCTTTTTATCGTTCCAGCTTGATTTGCGCGACCGGTCTTTCCAGACGGCTTCAACTTCGCGACCATCCTGGAAGATATAAATGACCTTGTTGGGCTCCGGAACCTGCATCTGCTTAATCTGGGACCGGAAAATCACCTCATCAAATTCCGCAAGGCCCAGCACTTCAGTGGTAAGCGACAATAAGACTGGTTCCGGTATCTGTTTCGCTGGGCAGGCGTCCTTACCGGAGTGGATAAAGGTGGCGCAGTTCCAGGCTGTATGCCCCTTGTAGGTTACATGTCGATAGTTTTTTCCGCAGCGGGGGCAGAAGATTACACCTGATAGCGGATAACGGTTGGCTGGGTTTTGCCTGACATTTCTGTTCTCCCGGTGCTCAGCCATTATTTCCTGGGCCTGTTGAAAGGTGAGAGGATCAATGATCGGCTCATGGGTTCCTTCAGCATAGTACTTTGGCAGGGTTCCCCGGTTATAAACCAGCTTCTTGGACAAATGGTCGGTAACATACTTTTTCTGAAGCAGCGCGTTGCCAGAATACTTCTCGTTATTAAGAATAGCCAAGACCCGTTTGGCTGTCCATTCTCTGCTGTGATAGGTCGTCGCACCCGTTTCCCGCAGCCTGGCTGCAATCCGATCGCATCCCGAACCGTTAATGTAATCGGTATAGATCAGTCGAACAATTTCAGCCTGTTCCTGATCGATTTCAATTTGACCATTGTTGATTTGATACCCGTACATGAAACGCAGGTTTACGATTTCACCTTGCTGAAACTGTTTGCGAATCCGCCACTTGCAGTTCTCACTGACCGAGCGGCTTTCTTCCTGGGCGTAGGATGCCAGGATGGTGAGCATAAGCTCTCCGTCCCCGCTCATAGAGTGAATATTCTGTTCCTCAAAATACACGTCTATCCCAAGCAGTTTGAGTTCCCGCACGGTTTCAAGAAGCGTTACCGTGTTGCGGGCAAAGCGTGATATTGATTTTGTAACGACCAGGTCAATGCGGCCATCCTTACAATCGGCAATCAGGCGCTGAAATTGTGGGCGAGTGTTCTTGGTTCCCGTCAGTGCCTCGTCGGCGTATACACCAGCATATTGCCATTCCGGTCGTTGCTGAATGAGGTTGCTGTAGTAGCTGACCTGAGCCGCAAGGGAATGAAGCATTTCATCTTTTCCAGATGAAACACGGGCATAGGCAGCCACTCGTAATCTTGCCGGAAGTGGCAGCACCGAAGGTGATATCTTCTTAACTATTCTTTCCATAAGGGCCTCCTTTCGTTATGACACATATTCGCTCTGAAAGCCCCTCTTATCAAGCGTTTTGGCGATATATGCTGCGAAAAGAAAGCCCGTATTTTTCAGCGATAGCTTTCTCTATTTTTATCAGTTCATCTTCATTAATAATGCCCACCGCAATCCATTTTTTGAAAACCGCCAGGGCAGTTGTATAGTGGATGATTGCTAAGGCCTTATCCATGCCGCACCACCTTTGACCTGCCGTAGCAGGCGCGAGAACAGTATTTGCGGTTCTTGTTTCCGTAACTTTCAAACTCACAGCCACAGATAGGGCAGGTAAAGGTATAGATGGCTTTACGGTTGACGGCTTCCGGGTGGTCATTCCACCAAGCCATGCGGCATTTATCCGAACAGAACTGCTTTGGCTTCACGCCAGATATCTGGGTAAGAGGGGTTCCGCACTGCCGGCAGAAAGCCCCATCCTTCTGTAAACTCGTTTCTATATTAATACTGCCAAGGTTGTTCCTACGGCAGAATGACTTTACCGTATTTTCGGAAATATTGAGTGTTGTCGATATGCTTGAATAGCTGAAGCCGTCCCTGCGCATTTTAATGATTTGCTCTTTTTGCTGTTTTGTCATTACGATTCCTCCTCCGAAGGCAAATCAACAAGCCCTCGGTTTAAGCCACAGGAGGAGTAATAATCGGACGGTTTCAAACAAAAAAGGCCCGCGGAGCGCATTGATTTGCTCCACGGACCATCTTTCATCACCAAATCACAGGTATTTTCATTTTTGTTTTCTATTCGGCTGCCTTGCCGTCCACATAGCTTTCGCCCAAAATAAAGGCGATAATGGTTCCGGAGATCCAAGCATATGCCTCACGGTTTACTGGCGCTCCCAGCCCTTCATTGATAATAATAAAAACCGCACTGGCCAATGCGGTTAGAAATTTACGGCTCTTTAATCTTTCAAAAAATGGTCTCATCTTATCCTTCCTTTCTATATGCTATCTCACTACCACCGTTCTGGTACTCTCGATCCAATCTACAGTGTGGCCCAGGGCTTCAGCTAGCTGGCGCACCGGCGCATAAGATCTGTTATCGATTATTACAGCATCTATATTTACCCCGCCGGCCAGGATCTGGACCCGATTCGGAGTTGATAGATTAAACCACTCTGATATGATATCCGCCATTGATGCAACTACCCGCTGGTACCTCTGGTTATAACGCTCAATGTCCTCCGAGTTATCATGAAAGAACAACTCGGTCAGTACCGAGGTAGCATTGGTATTGACCACCTCAGCCCATCTGAACCCCGGTACTGAACTGTCTTTTATGCCCCTATCCCTGAGTTCAAGGGTGCCAACCAGGGCTGCTTGCAGTTTGGACCCAAAGGCGGCGCTGTTGCTGCCGGAGATGCCATAACACCAAGTTTCGGTGCCGGTACCGCCCCCGGCGTTGGTATGGACGGCTATATGCAGATCTGGTTTTTTAGAGTTACTGTCGCTTACAATTTTCGACAGACTCCAATCCGGATCGTTGTAGTATACGGTTATTCCCCGGCTGGTCAAAATGCTGCCCACATCACGAACCAGCACATTCATCCGGGCTTCCTCGGAAACCCCATCAATTCCCAGATTGTTCTCCTGAGATGAGGCCGACAAATATACACTAGGGCTGCTCATAAGTGGTAACCTCCTCCTTCTTTACGGTCTTAGCTGTCTTATCCGGCCAGTTGTTGTTTTTGCTCAGGTTTTCAAACAGCGCCTTAGCCGAATACACGACCACCACACCCAGGATTTGAACCAATACGGCGGAACTTAACGTCTCCGCTATTTGATCTCTCCCTAGATAGGCCAGGTAATAAGACAGGTAGGTCCAAATTATGCCGTTAATGAGTAACAAAGTGACGATAAATTTCGAGAATGTCATGCTGCCTCCTAAATGTCCTTGATCTCATCAATGCGCTTGTGGGCTTGCCGGGTGGACTCTTCTACCCTGGTTACCCGCTCGGAAAGTTCGTTAACTCTCTTTTCCTGCACTTTAAGATCGATCTTCATGTCGTCGATCCCGCTCTTGATGTATTTGATGTCTGCTTTCAGTTCTCCACTTTCTTGGCCTTCGTCTTTACAGGCATTCTTAATCCCTTGCTGGTACCCAACGTACCCGAAGGCAACCGAGCATACTGTCCCTATGGCTCCCAGCAGCGCTAGATTGTCCATCCCTCACTCCCCTTTCCCTATCTGATTTACCCCCGGTGATTTTGGCCATAAAAAAAAGAGCCTAAGGCCCACGTAAGCTGCCTATAAATCGCTGGCAGCCTTGATCCTGTTAGACACATCCTCCTGGATATCTGCTGGCACCTTATCAATCGTTCTTTTTCCGGCCAGCACCAATTCAGCCATCAACTCTGGGCTAACCGCGCCGGGAGTTGCTTCCGAGAGCTTGGCCACGCCCTCCATCAGTACCAGGTTGTAATGTTCTAGGCGGGCAACCTTTTCATTCAGCGTGATATTATTGCTGCCGATTACTCGGTTTTGCCATCCGGCATTAGGTTTTATCTCCAAGTGACAGCCTTCTTTGGCTACAACCCGTATAGATTCATAATTGGATAAATTGAGTTCCGGGTCATGGGCAAAGACCACATCCTGGTCTTTAGTCAGCATCGGTTCATTCTCAGATGCTTGGATTACTAAACCATCAGCCTTGTTATATACCAAAAACATCGACATCTTGACCCCCTTGCCTAATATTTACAGATTTCCAGATTGCCGATCATAGACCCACCACCTCCGCTGGTAACAGAAAAATAAATGGTTACCGATATAGAAGAACGAAAGGGGATGTCCAAGTTGGTTTTGCCATCAACAGCATTCAGCCTTCCCAGCGAATCGGAATGTATATAAAAAGCAGATGAGGTGGTCCAGGTTAAACTGCCAAGGACAGAACCGAAATAAGGTAAAGGCTCACCATCTAAGGCAACAGTTGCCCTACATCTGCTGGTCCATGAGGAGGAACCGTTGGCTTGAATATAGATATTCCTCAGAATACCGGCACCGTTATAAGTGATAGTCACGCTTTGCTCAGTGCTGCTCCAGTTGCCGGTGTTTGAGGATATAGTGCTTAATTGCATGATGGTATAGTTCTTAATATAATTTTGCAAAACATCTTTCAGGTTGCCGATTTTGGCATGCAGGCTACCCGCCGAATCATCGGCATCGGTTCTAACTCCGACCTGCCTGCGGATAAAGGCCAGTATTTCTTCTGAGCCAAACATTACACCACCCCCCGCTTCAAAATCTCACCTGACCACTGGTAGGTTTTTATCTGCCTGACCCCACCGGTAAAACCGGAAGCAGGAGGCAAGTACCGGTACGCCTTGGAGATTAGATCGCCATCCCAAACGAGCCATGTAACAGCGTTGTAGCCGTATATGCCATGCAGCAAATTACCGGTCTCCCCGTTATATACGCTGAAGTGGATAGCATTCTCCGCTGTCCACACACCGCTGTCACCCACCCTTTTATAGGTCGGGTATAAAGCGTCCTGGATGGTTTCCCCGTGCAGGTGGAAATGGTTGTCCGCATCTCCGGCCTTTTTTACGATCAGCCAGTAATAGGCCCCATTGACTAGGTCAGAAATATCCAAGGGGATACTGAATGATGCTTTAACCACCGGCATAAATTCTAGCGGGAGGACCATGTACCTAAGCAGCGATCCCATTGCTGAGCCGTCCGGATTAAATCCGTCCCGGAGTTCCAGCAATAGATCTGCACCCTGGCCATGTTTGATAATTTCAAATGCAATCCTGGCGATAGCAGCCGATGCATCAGCCTTGAACCTCACCGCATGATCATAGCCGGCAGAGTCATATTCAGCTACGCCAGCTCCATTTTTTCCGTCAAATGCAGTTCCTTCGTAAATATGCGAGAACTCCTGCATAATAACTGACGAGTTGGCCAGGTTTTCATCTATAACCGTCTGGCCGCTTTCGGCCGCAAACAGCATTGCATCCACCTCCTACTGCAGCGACAGCCTGCATTCTACCGTTAAGATCATCTGATTTTCCTTCCCCCAGGGCACCTTTAATAGATTAAACATAGTGCCTGAGCCTGGGGCATCGGTCGCACTTACAAAAATACAAGTCTTTTGATGCTGTCCGTTGCCTTCTCCCGCCAAGAGCACGGTCCTAAGCCTTATGTTATTTCCCGATTGGGTCACAACCGATACTGCTTTGCGGAAAACCTCAGTAATGGTATCCCCTTCGGCCAGATCATCGCCAATAACTAGGTAGGGACTGGACAGTCCCGCTACCTTCTGAGCGGCTATACCCAATCCGGCACTGGTTACATAGTTTTGCAATGGTCCAATTACTGTTCCGTCTTCATATTCCAAATACCACTCCGATTTCAGTCTCATGGTTTCCTTCATAACTTACACCACCCCATACTGGCCCAATACTACGGTCAGGCCGACAACTGAATCCGCTTCTTCAGGTGATTTGTAGTTAAATACCTGCACCGCAGCCTTTTGAAAAGCCCTGAATTTGATAAAACCCGGGTATGGTACCGTAACCGCTTTGGAAAAGTCTATATCCGCCCATTGGCTCCACTGGCTGCCATTAGCACTCACAGAGATCTGCAGACCCCGGGGCAGAGACATGGCTTGAGTTTGGGGATAGATACGGGCTAAACTGCCGATAGTTGTTATGGCCGTGCTTTCCGGTTGAGGAATAGAAGTAAGCCCCCACTTATGCATTTCCCATATCATTGACATAGGTGTTCCTCCTAAGCGCCATCCTCGGCTGTTATGACCGCCAGTACCGACCAAAGGCCGACTACGGTATTGGTAATCTGTTTAATACTAAAACCTTCACCCGGCCTGATACACAAGGGTTTAATGTCTATCCCCCTGGGTATCATGTTGAAATCCATTAAAGGTGTGGCATTAAGTGTGAGGGGTATCTCATCATTATTAAGAGTTACCGGCCACATTAAAGCCCCCTCAGCAATGGTGGCACCGGTGGCAATGTGAATACCGGCATCCAGGTTTGCATCCGCCGTGTCAGCCTTCTGCGGGGTAATAACAGTTCCGCCGCTCTGGCTGGTGGTACGCATAAAATCCAGTTCTACTCCTACGCCAGTAATTGCTGTCAGAGACATGTTGACAACCGAAAGCCTGGGTACCCTGATCAGATACCCGCTGCCCGCATCGTTATATATGGAAAATAAATGCTCGTTCTGAGCCAAGGCCACACTTGGCGCTAAACAGTAAAAGGTAGGCAGCCCATGCCAGGCTACATACTGCTCATAACCCGCCCCGCCTTCAATAGCCCGGTAGCGCGCGTTCAGCTTTTTTCCGGTACTGTCGGGTGGGACTTGAATATATCCGCCAGCCATAAATTTAACCCCCTATCATTAATGCGCTGCTTTGGCAGCCTTCGACTACCCAGGGCCGGTTCCTGACTGTCGTAAGCAGCGCGTCAGTAAGCGATATTGCTTCTGTTCCGTAAACAAACTTATGGATTAGCTTGGTATCATTCATTTTTTTCTTCTGCTGCGCCGAAACCAGTACCTTAAGAAAATCGGCAATCCCTAGAAGGCGGCCCCCGAATTCCACGGTAAAAACCCAACGTCCCGCTTCACTTAAGGATATCCCTACCTTCTGCACCAGGAATACAGTGTTAACGCCCCGTTCGGGCAGCTCGATGACTACAAGCTGACCGGGTGCCCAACCGGGTACTGAGGTAGTAAAACTGCCGCTGGTCTTGGGGTTGGCCCAGTCACGCAGATCCGCATTGCCGGCCGATTCAGCCGCTTCAATAGTTACCAGGGTGTCGTCCTTGATTTGGTGTTCATACACCCCGTCTCCGCCTTCTAGTGCAGCGATGGTTGCCTGGCTGGCCAGGTCGTCGACTACGGTAATGACGTCTATGCTCTGTCTGGCGGTCAGTGACATGGTCAGTCCGCTTGAAGGCGTATCCGTAGCAGCCGAGCAGCGCAAGTAGCCGTCATTGACATTCACCATATAGTCCTTGCTGTCTTCCTCATCTGTACCTTCAAGACCGAGACTATAGTCTACTCCGCCCACCTGCAGACTGCATTCCTGTGGTGTCCAGGGCAGCACCCAGATGCGGGCCGCGCCGTCTGTTTTCCACTCTATAGTCTGCGAATCGGACAGCATACTGCCGCCCAATATATAAACACGGTTGCGCAGTCCCTGATGGTCGATGCTGACTTTGAAGTTGCTGAACCGTCCTCCGGGCTGCAGGGTCATGGGAGCGGCAGAGCCCAGTTCGCCGGGGTCAAAAAAATGGACCACTTTGTAATGGTCCACATACCACTGCCAGCCGATGTAGTCGCACAGCCACTTCATGCAATCGGACGGCATTATGTAGTTAAAGTCGGTGCCGGTAGATTCGATTACCGGAGCACCGTTTTCTACCCCTGCAGCTGAAAAATCCGGGCAGTATTTATTCAATATATCCCGTACGATTGCGTCAGCGCTCCATCCCAGGTAGCTTTCAACCACCAGCTTTTTATTCATCTGCAGGGTGTAGTCCTGGCAATCGGCTTTCCACACCAGCGGGGCCTTACTGTAAATCAGCTCCACCCGGTCGATAATACCCGCGAAAAGCCGGGGTTCTGTAAGGGCAGTGTCTTCGATGATTATTTCGCTGCCCTGCAAAGGCTTATCACCCTTGACTGCAAAAGAACAGCCGTCTGCCTGGTAGGTAAGCATCTGGCTTATGTTAAGGCTTCCCCGGCGGTAGTCAGCCCATCGATCAATCCCGGCAATCCTCAGAGTTTTAGCCACTGAAGCGCACCCCCTTGGCAAGCAAGGTGCGGTAGATTTGCTCTCCGGCGTCAGAAGTTCCGCCATTAACCGTTATGCTGATCCTGTTGACGGTGGTGGAACTGCTGTTAGTTGTACTCCCCGCAACTGCTCCCAAGGCTATCGGGGCAATTCCTGGCAAGGTAGTTTGCAGGCCAAGATTGCTTAGGTTGCTTTTTAATGTGCTGTAGATAGCCGTTATATCAGCCACCCCGGTTTTTATCTTATCCACCAGTGACGGGGAGTTGCGCTGATTGGGATCCATACCGGAACCCATTATGCTCCTTACTTCATCCATGGCGTCCTGCAAATCGCTCATCCTGGACCTTATGCCCCGGATTAACTCACTCATGGCCTGTATTCCGTACCCGGCTGATTTCTTGACTATCTCTTCATACTTCTTTTCGATAGCGGCGATTGTTTCAGCGGCGTTCTTTTTGATTTCACCATTCTTTTCTTCCCAAGCCTTTTTATACTTAGCCAGTTCCTCGTCGGCCTTTGCTTTCATCTCCATCAGTTTGTTCTGCATTTCGATAGTCTGCTGAGTCAGCTGATTCTGGGTTTCCGTCCTGATCTCACTCAAGCGCTGACCTAAATCAACCCGCGCCTGCCGCATCTCGATATTGGCTTCAGCCCGGGCCTGAGCGTTTTTGGTTTTCCACAGACTCACATATTTACCCAGTTCTTCAGTGGTCAGGGTGTTTAAGGCTGCGATCTGGGGAGCCGCCTTGACCCCCATTTGCCGTAGCTCGTCAATGAGTCCCTGGTCAACTCCCTTAGCAGCCAGTGACTTTAAATTGGCCTGCCAGCTGTCAAACTGGCTAACTTGGTCGTCCAAATTGCCTAACAAGGATTTGCCCGATACTTTCTGGGGCTTCACTTCATCAAACAGCCCCAACTGGTTCTTGATGGACTCCACCTTGGCCGCGTAGCTCTGTTTATAGGCATCAATCGCCTGGGCTTCTCTCTCCAGGCCGGCCACACTAATCTGGGCCAGCTTGTCGGACAGTTCCTGCTGCAGGGCGATTTCGTCCTGAGCCAGTTTGGTTCGGACCTCCCGGCACTGGTCGGCATAGGTCTGCTCGGCTTCCAGTAGCTCTCTGTTGGTTTCTGCTTGGATTTTTTCCAGGCTGTTCCGCATATCGACCAGGGCGGCGATGATGTCCGATACCGATCCTTCCACAAAGGACAGCCCTTCCCGCATGCCTAGACTCAAGCCTTCGCTAATGTTTAGGCCGTATTCGTGCATGACTTGCGAAGGCGACTGGATGGACAAGGCCTCTTTGATCTTGCCCTTTACGGCTTCGGCTACTTCACCGGCAATCTCTCTGACTCGGCCGATCCGCTCGTTAATCCCGTCAATCAGACCCTGAATTATATGGGCTCCAATTTCCAGCAAGGTGTTGTGCAGGGTTCTTAATCCCTCAAATGCGTTGACCACCACTATTTTGATACCGTTCCATAGGGAAACGAAGATGTTTTTTATATGCTCCCAGGCTCCTTGCCAGTCCCCCTGCAAAACATCCAGAAAAAATCCGAACAGGTTAATAATCACTTGTGCCGCCGTCTGAAAAACCGTTTTGATAATGTTCCAGATGTTTGAGAATACTGCGGTCAGGTCATTGCCCCATTTGTTCCAGAAGGTCTGGATGGCAATACCGGCCTGAGTGATAATCGCCTGTATATCAGACCAAACCTCCTTGACTACAGTCCGAAAGCTCTCGTTGTTTTGCCATAGTTCCTTGACCGCTAAAACCAGCCCTGCAATAACGGCTACAGCAATTCCAATGGGACCAGTCAAAGCGGTAATAGCCGCTCCTAACGCTGCGGTAACCCCGCCGGCACTGGCGATGGCTGCCGCAGCAGCACCGACTACACCAGAGATGGCCCCGGCGGCCGTCACCAGCTGGCCGATAATCAGTATCACCGGGCCGATGGCCGCTGCCACCCCCGCCACAACCAGGATGGTCTTCTGTGCACTGGGACTCAAATCCCCGAATTTCTGGACCAGTTCATTTAATTTTTGTATCAAAGGCGTTATGACCGGCAGTATATGCTGGCCCATGGTTGCTCCCAGTTCTTTCAGGCTTTCGGAGAAAACCCGCATCTGGTTGGCCGTTCCCGCTCCGGTCCGCTCGAAATCTCCCTGGGCGTTTTTGGTCATGGCCAGGACATAGTTGTACCGCAGCTGAGTCTGTTCAGCCTGGCTCATTTCCTGGATCTTCTTCCGGATACCCTGGCTGTAGGCGTATTCCTGCAGGTTGGTTTGGGTCATGACAATACCAAGTTGTTTTAAGGATTCCGTCTCACCGGTAAACACTGATTTTAAGGCGGTATCCGCTATGTCGATCTTAATGTTCTTAAAACTGGACAGATCGCCGGCCAGCCCCACCAGGGTTTTGCTCATTACTTCCGCCTGCTCTGTGTTAAGACCCATACTGGTGGCCATATCACCGTAGGTAGAAGCCATGTCGAGCGCGGTCCCCTGGGCAATGCCGAAGCGTTCCAGGGTAGTATCGCTCCAATCCTTGATTCCCTGTGCGTTGTCCTTAAAGGCTACTTCCACCTTGTTGAGGGCTTCATTGGTATCCGACGCCAGCTTCACCGCAGCGCCGCCGGCGGCCACAATCGGTGCGGTAAGCGTCAGGGACAGGCCTTGCCCGGCGCTGGTGATACTATTACCGGCATTTTTTAGTTTTTGGCTGGCGTCCTCGGCTTTCTTGGCTAGCTGGGTCCAGGCTGAAGCTTGCAGTTCCAGTTCCCTGACCGTCTTTTTGAGGGAGTTTTCCATATTGGCCAGAACCTTTTCGGCCTGCAGCATTTTTATCTGCAGTTTTTCCACCGCCGCCGCATCCTGCTCGGTACTACCTGCCGCTTTGTCATAGGCATCTTTTAAAGCGGCAACCTTCTGCCTTTGCAACTCAGCTTGCTTGTTCAAGTAATCAACTTTTAGTTTCAGCTGGTCGGCGGCACTGCCCATGTCGCCCATCTTGGCGGCGGCGGCCTGGAACTCAGCTTTAGCTAGTTTTAAAGACTGGTCCAACTCCTTCATGCCCTGATTAAAGCCAGTATTGTCCAGTCCGATCTTGACCAGCAGTTCGCCGATAGTTTCTGCCAACTGTTCTCACCTCCCTCACCAAATCTCATCAATGTACCCGGACGGATTTTCCTCAGTCTCAATAACCATTGCGCCCACAATGAGCAAATCCCAGAACATCTCGATCTCCATAGTGTCAATCTGTTCTGGGATCCAGTGGTAGTTTTTAGCCAGGCTTAGGTAGAAATACACCACCATCTGGTAAGCCGACAGACTGTTTAGGTCCGGTCCGTCGGCTCCAGTCCGTTTGGGAGTTCTCTCATCTTCCGGCTGACTACCTCCGCCACCCAGCCGGCGATCTGGTAAAACAGCGGCACAAACTCATCCAAGTCCAGTTCCTCTTCGATGACCTCTGCGCTTATGTCTGGATGGTTGAAGGCCGCCGCAATCAAACGCTCCATCTCGCTCAAGGCTTCCTGATCACCTTGGGCGGTACCGCTGAATTGCTCCTTGAATTTGGTCACCTCGCGCCAGAGCTTGACTTTAGGCGCTGGCGCGGTGTAGGTCTTGCCTTTTAACGTAATAGTCGGGTTTTCCATCATACCCCTCCTCCTTTAGGCGGCCGTGGTGAAGTTTCCAACGCTGTTGGCCGCTAAGCTCTGGCCGTAGATATCTCTAATCCCCAGGGTACAGACCATAAGGTAGGCGGTAGAGGGGTCCAAATCTTCACTGGGGTTGAAAGTCACCACTTTATGAGCCGTATCAATAGACAGCGCGCCGGCCACCTCCAACCCGTCACTGGCACTTAAGAGCAGGAAGTTGGCCGCAGTCATATCGCTCACCTGTATGGCGTTATTGAAGGTCCAGGTCAGGTTAGCCCCAACCGCGACCCCGGTTGCTCCGTCAGTGGGTACTAAACTGACGGTTAAGGCGCTAGGCGCAGCCCCATCTACCGCTGTAAACCAGTTGGTTCCTGTATCCGCCACCCAGTCGGGATGATCTTCATCGCCCAGCTTCTGCCAGGCGTCATCATAGCTACGCTTGATGAAAGTCCCTTTGATTTTGGGGGTCTGAAACTTGGGCTTATCCTCCTGGGTCTGGTAATCCTGCTCCTGCAGGGCAAATTTGCCTTTGAACAGCCACACATAGCGGTACTTGCCAGTGCTCTTCCGGGACTTGAATCCCAGAGCCAGATAAGGAGCGGTATCGGTCGACTTCTTGGTCAAGACCCCGCCCACTACAGTGTGTCCCAACAAGGCTGCCTGGGTATTGAGGTCAATATCCTTGGCCTCGAACTCCACATCGATCTCACCTAGTGAGGTTACGGTTTCGTCTGGGCCGTCGTCACAATACAGGGTTTCAGTATTACTTTTGGGATTTATCTTGGCATTGATAGCCCCAGCAATAGCTACCGGGCTGTTGTAGACCGCCCCCGAAGGCGAGTCGCTGGTCAAGATTGCATAATATAGGCTGTTTAGGCCCACTTGGATGCCGGCCATATTTTATCCCTCCTTAGAGTGGGCGCTCAGTTACATATCTGAGTGCCTTGTGAAATATTTTGGTGTCATCTTCATACAGATCGGCGCTGCCGGTTCTTTTATAGCCCAGCACCTTCATGGTTTTATCCACCTCAGCCGCAATGGCCGAGGTACTGGACGCTTTTACCCATACATCCACCTGCAGGTGAACCTCTGCCAGAAGGGCAGTGTCATCGGCCCAAGCGGAATCGAAATTAGCTAACTCAAACAATGTGATGTATTTATCTAATCCTTCCGGTGCTTTCAGTTGGTAGATGTAAGGCCCGCCAAGCAGAGTATTCAGATCCGAATTTCCTTCCAAGGCTGTCAGCACTTCCGGTTTGACATTGATCATAAGCCCAGCCCCTCTTTCAGAGTCTGCTTGATGGTTTCCAGCACCTCTTTCCGGCTTTGCGCTTTAGCCGGACCCAGGAAGGGCCGGGCGGCCATCTTGGTGGTGCCATACTCCAGAAATTTGCCATAAAAAAAGGGAGCGCTCGGCCCCACCTCGATGTATTTTATCCCTTCTCCTTGTTTAGCCTCGGATATGACAATGTTGTCGGCCAGATGCTCCCCGTCTGTTTCACTTCGGGGCGCTCTCTGGCTGGCATGGGCCTGTACAATTTTGGCTCCAGCATGGAGAGCCTGGTTTTCCAACGGACCGGCTCTTTGCCCTAATTCTTTAAGCCGGGTAAGTATATCTTCCATACCTTCCAAAGTCAGATTACCCGCCACCCGGGATCACCTCCCTGCACATCAGTTCAATTTCGCGGTGCCGCTCATCTTTATCAATAACAGATAGAATAGCAAACACCCGGGTGCCATAAAGAACCCGCATTGCCGGAGTTATCCCGGTGCGGAACCGAATCTTGATCCGGGTGGTAACCTCGGACTGGATACTGGCAGCCTGAATGTACTCCTTGCCTGATAGGTCTGCTATCGCTGCCCAGACCGTGGCAACCGTAGTCCAGTTCTCCTGAGGTATGCCTTCGGCTTTGGTGATGGTTTTACTATGCAGCGAAACGCGCTGCTGCAGTTCCCCAAAACTCACCCGGTTGCGATTCTTCACCCTTACCACCCCTCCCTGCGGTAGGCAAACAGGAGCCTGGCCATAACCGCAATTACGGCGGTCATGTCCACAGTTTCCCTCTGTTCGTAGATATTGCCGATGGCATAGAGAACTGCTTGCTTAACGGTTTCAGGCACTAGAGTAAAATCGGTCAACGGACAGCGCAGGATATCCTGGCTGAGTTCCTCGGCTGCATAAATGAGATCTGTGATGAGCGTATCGTCCTCATCACCGTCAACTTTCAGATACAGCTTGGCTTCCTCCAGGGTAACGACCAATACGCCCACCCTCCTTTCAGACATAACCATGGCAAGATTAAAGCACAACCCCTCAGAGGTTGTGCTCTATCTGCCATTTACTTTTAGTGTTATAGCTTATTTCCTGCCGTTAGTCTCTAAAAGCTTCGATATGACTATTAATCATCTTTTCTTAAAACTCTTAGACCCTGTGCAATCACCGATTGCACTACCGGACCACATCACCGGCCGGTTGGATTTTTCGTTGCACACTCCTTCCCGGTATTGGCTCCTGTATGGGCCTGTATTTCTTCAATATTGGTGCAACACTGCTTGTTTACAACGTGATCGAGTATTTCTTCATCCGTAACATCTTTGCAGTAGCAAATTGGGGAGGGAGATTCTTCCTTAAACCATATTGGGACGGTAAGATCTTCTTTATTGAAAGATATCCCTTCTTTCGCATAGTAGGAAGTTGGGCATTCCCGCGACAAGCAGATAAAATAGTCCGCATCTGCAATAGACCCATTTACTGCTTGTTTGAGCAAGTTGCGCACAGTCCTCTGGTTAACCTTTTGTCCAGGCCTTTGACAGACAGGACAAAGCGCAACTTTAGCTTCAATTGGCTCATTCCCAAAAATCACAACCATCTCCGCCATTAATATTCGTTCCTCCATTAAATGATATTTTTAAATTCATTTATACCTCGTAGACAAACCTCGTTTGTCTCCTTGCACAACAAGAATCATCTAATTCTACCATTCTCAATGTACGGAACAAATACTACTTTATAAAGTAATTACTCAGCGGCTGCCATTAAACCAGACGCGATGAGCTTGGCTAAGAGAGCGTTGAAATCGGTCACCAAACCGGCCACGTCTGCAGCCGTACTGTCTGACTGGTTGGCAGCGGTCTTGGCAGCTAGGGCATCATTTAGGACTTTACCCTGATTGGCCGACAGGGCGCTGGTAGTGGAGGTTGAATTCAGCGCATCAACTACTGGAGCGCTTACAACCCCCTCCACCGTTGCCCCGGCCGCAACAGCCAGCTTACCGCCAGCCGCAATCTCGAGTTCTCCCCCGATGACGGTCTTCTCTCCGCCCTGCTCGGTATAGTTTTTAACATTGCTCATCTAAATCTCACCTACGCTTTCATCTGAAGCACTTTAATGGCTTCAGCCAGGATCAACTTGCCATCCACCCTTTGCGTGGCCTTAAAGCCAACTTGTCCGGTGGCCGCATAAAGCTCGTTTAATCTCTGGAAGGAGCGTCCCTGCCGGTCCGCCACCCAGTAGTAACTAAAGTCCCCAAAAGCTATAGTTTTTGCAGTGGAAGCTATGGACGGCACATATGAAGACATTCTAAGCGGTACGTTAAGAATGGTATCTGGCTGGCCAGCAGCTATAGAAGGCTGCCAGATATATTGCCCATTGCCGTCTTTCAGCTTTCTTACCGCTTTTACCGTAGTATCATTCATGACAAATACCGCTTTTTTCCGGTACGGGGATTTCAGACTGTGGTAGAGATCGATAATCTCATCAACTGTTATAGCTGATGCAGATGCGGCAGTAACTCCAACCTGGGCACCGCCGGTGGCATTTAGTATACCGGTTGGCTTACCGGTGCCGTTGCCGGTGAAGAAAGCTTCTTCCTCCGCCGCTCCTATTCTTCGGGCAAATTCCCTGGCGATATAGGCTTCCAGATTGAATACGCTATCGTTTAGCAGTTCCTCCGACACCTTGATCATGGTGGCCAGTTTATATGCTCCGATGGATACCTGCCCGAAGGCATCGTCCGATTCTGGAATTGTTCCTTCTTCCTCCACCCAAGAAGCGGTTCCTTTGCTTGCCACGACCGGAATCTTTTTGTCACCCGAAGATGTATTGATTAAGGTCGCTAACTGGCGGAAGATATTCTCTTCCTCTAAGGCTGCAACCAGAGTGCGTTCAAATTCGTCCGGCACCAAATAGCCGCCCTCGCTGTCGGTGCCGATTTGGAGAGCATTCTGTACCTCGAAGCTGGTCTTGCTGCGCATCGCTCTCCAAAAAGCCTGCTTGTATTCGTTACTTGCCCGGCCCAGCTTTAGCTCATCCTTTTCACTCCCGGGATTGTTTTTTATGGGGGTGTTGATTGGTTTGGAAAGCTCTAAATCAAGGGCTTGCTGTCTCTCCAGCCGGTCAATCTCCTTGCCTAAGTTCACAACTTCGGTTTCCATCTTTTCATAAACAGCGGTGTCCTCAGCGGATATCAAGCCATCAGTTCCTCTTTTACTGTCCAGAAATGCTTTAGCAACCTCCCAGGCTTTGGATCTCTTTTCTCGTAGTTCTAAAATTTTGCTCATTAACAAATCCCTCCTTACAATTTTAAGAGGTCAAGCCTCTTGTCCAAAATGGTTATGGCTGATCCGGGTTTCTTTTCCTGACGCGGCAGCTTATTGATTAGCGAGTTGACCACTGTTAGATTGCTGAAGATAATGCCTTCCTTTTCCGGACTGGACTCATTAGTCGCAGTAAACAGAATCGCATCGGCAAACCCCAACTCCACTGCCTTTTTGGCATTGAACCAGCTCTCCGCATCCATGAGGTGCGACAGTTTGGCTCTGGAAAGACCGGTTTTCAGTTCGTAAGCGTTGATGATGCTCTCCTTCACTTCACCTAACATGGCAATAGCCTTTTCCATCTCCCCACTGTCACCGAAAGCTATGGTCATGGGATTGTGGATCATCATCATGGATACCGGCGACATGTACACTTCCCCGCCCGCCATGGCAATTACCGAGGCAGCACTGGCCGCGATGCCGTCGATTTTCACGGTGACCTGGCCTGGGTAATCCATCAGCATGTTGTAGATTTGGCTGGCAGCAAAAACATCACCACCTGGAGAGTTGATCCAAATGGTGATGTCACCGTTTTCGCTAAATAGCTCGTTTTTAAATTGTTTGGGAGTTATCTCATCGCCGAACCAGGTCTCCTCGGCAATGGCTCCGTCAAGGTAGAGGGTTCGGCTTTCCTCGTTCCGGACCCAGTTCCAAAACTTTCTCTTCAAAGTTTCCCACCCCCGTTTCATTATTGTTCTTACTGGCAAATATCCCGGCATCCGCCAGCTTGGTCATATTGCCGTTAATGAGATACAGATCGCCGCCCAGTTCCTCGGGAATCCGGTTTAAGTTTTCTAACTCCCGGATGTCATTGGAGGACATCCAGCCGTTCTGCCGGCCTACGGCGTATCCGTTCATCCGGCTCTGGTAATCGCCCCGCAAGAGTCCGTCCACGTTAAATTTGATAAAATAATCCTTCTTCTCACCGGGAGATAAGAGCGCTCTTTGCATAGCCTGCTCCCAGCGCACTACCCAAGGATCGAGCGTGTATTTCACAAATTCCAGACTCTGCTGCTCTATATTAGAGAAGCTGGACTTTTCTAGATCACCGATCATGTGCGGCGGTATCCTGAAAATCCTGGCTATCTCATTGATTTGGAATTTTCTTGTCTCTAAGAACTGGGCCTGTTCCGGCGGTATGCCTATGGGCTGAAACTTCATGCCTTCTTCCAGCACTGCTACCCGGTGAGCGTTGCCGCTGCCTTGGTAGACCGCGTTCCAGCTTTCCCGGATTCTGGCCGGATCTTTTACCACCCCGGGATGTTCGAGCACCCCACCCGGACTGGCCCCATTGGCAAAGAACTTGGCCCCGTATTCCTCGGTGGCGATCGCCATACCGATGGCGTTTTTGGCCATCGCGATTGGTGAATAACCAATCAGACCGTCAAAACCCAGGCCCGGTATATGCAGAACCTCTTCCGGCCGCAAGATTGCATATCCGGTATCCTTTCGGTACTCGTAATAGAGTTGTCCGCTGGAAGTCCTATCCACCGTCATCCGGTCGGGCAGCAGCGGATACAGAGTCAGTACCCTGCCCCGGCCGTCCCGGATAATCTGGGCATAGGCATTTCCCCATAACAAAAGATGACTCATGAGTGTCTCTCTGAACACAAATGAAGTCATCTCTGGGTTAGGCTCGTCATGGAGCAGGTAATACAATTGGTGGCTCACAGCCTTCTCTTTGCCGCTGGCTGTGTATTTATATGTGTGCAGCGGCAGGCTGGCAATGGTCTCGGCCAGTATTCTTACACAGGCATACACAGCGGTGGTCTGCATGGCCGTGAGCTCATTGACCGTTTTACCGCTCGAGGTACTGCCGAAGAAAAAGCTATAGGGACTAGCCCAAAAAACACTCTTAGGACTGGCCCTTGTTTGGAAAAATCTCGTCAAAAATGGAATATTCATTATCTCATCCTCCTAAAAAAAGGCATGAAAAAAGCACCTCCTGGGAGATGCTAAATATCTATTATTACTTCACCTTGGCCTAATTTATAGAACTTCTATTCTTGACCAGAACCGCCGCCCACACAATATGTATCCCGTTGGTTCCTTAGTAAGATATTCTGCTGCTAAAAAGGGGTGTTCTATCAGATCGGTTCCTATTAACCAAGGCTTAGCAAGTAGAGGTATAGCAGATAGTATGGCATCAAATTGGTCGTCATTCAAAATCCGCCCCTCTTGGTGACAGATAAGATTCATGCTATTTAGCATACTACTGAAACCCTGGTCAGCAACACTCTTCGATCCGTTAGTGTCCCATCGTCCATTTTGCCATTTGGCTTTTCCGCCTTTGTATTGTCTTTTCTCATTTAGCAGAGACAGCGAGGCTGCAGGGTATGTTTCAAAAATTGTGTTGCCGAGTGCATCCGGAAAATGTTCCATGATTAGTTGCATCCTTGCTACAACCGCTCCGATTAATGAAGCCAAAGGAGGAAGCGCCTCCAATTTGAAGTCAATAGGCCGTTTAGTAGTTTCCCACAAAAACGTCTTATTTCCGGTAAATTCATTGAGTCCTTGTAAGTCGATTGGGACATCCACTGCACACACATCACCATTACTGATAAAATTCGAAAATACTTTGACATCTGCTCTGACTGCTTCAATAAGGGTATCTTTGCCCTCATATTTTTTCAAAAGATCAGTAGGGATTATTGATGCGCATAAATAACAGTCATTTGAACTATCAATACGTGTGACTTTAGCCACTTGTGATTTGCCTGTAGAATATCCTGCTAGGTCTATTCCGTATGCTACATTATTCTTGAGCAACAAAATTCCCCCTAATCGATGATGTTTCATCATACAGATGAGTCATATTGTAATCCATATTAAGCAGAATGCGGTTCCGACAATGTGTGTTTAATGTTTTCAATATTATAGCACTAAGATTCCTCTATCATCATATACTGAAGCGCGTCTATCCCCGCCATGCCTTAGAGACCTATCCAAAGCCATGATCGTCGCAACTGCACCGTCTATCTTCTCAGTTGACTTCGCCTTGTCCGGTTTTATATTTCCGGCTGGGTCAGTACGGATAAAAATGTTATCCATCATCCAGCGCAGAACCGGCTGACCGCCATGCGCTATCTTTTCTTCCAGGGTCAATTTCATTAGCTCTTTGGTTGGCGGCGACATATCCTTAAATCCCTGGCCAAACGGTATCACAGTAAAGCCAAGCCCTTCCAAGTTCTGGGTCATCTGCACTGCGCCCCAGCGGTCGAAAGCGATTTCCCTGATGTTATATTTGGTACCGAGTTCCTCAATAAAGCTTTCAATAAATCCGTAATGAACCACATTGCCATCCGTGGTTTTCAGAAAACCCTGCTTTTGCCATAGGTCATAATTCACATGATCGCGCCGCACCCGCAGATCAAGGTTTTCTTCAGGTATCCAGAAGTAGGGGAGGATGTGATACTTATCATCCTCATCAGCCGGAGGAAAGACCAGCATAAAAGCAGTGATATCAGTAGTGCTGGACAAGTCCAACCCGCCGTAGCAGATACGGCCCTTGAGACTTTCCGCATCAACCGGGAAAGCGCATTTATCCCATTTCTCCATGGGCATCCAGCGAACAGACTGTTTGACCCATTGGTTGAGTCTAAGCTGCCGGAAGCTGTTTTCCTCGGCCGGGTTTTGCCGCGCGCTCTCACAGGCGGCTTTTATCTTGTCGATGCCCACGGTTATTCCTAACGACGGATTGACTTTTTTCCAGACTTTAGGGTCAGTCCAATCGTCTTCTTCCTCTGCTCCGTAGATTAAAGGATAAAAAGTCGCGTCGTGCTTCCGGCCGTTCAGCAGGTCTTTGGCTTTTTGGTGCACCTCATAGCAAATACTGTTGACGTTATCGCCCGCTGTGGTTATGAGGAAGTAGAGCGGCTGCATTCTGGCGTCGCCGGAGCCTTTGGTCATGACGTCAAACAGCTTCCTATTTGGCTGGGTGTGCAGTTCATCAAACACCACGCCATGGATGTTGAAGCCGTGCTTGGAGTAGGCTTCGGCCGACAGTACCTGATAAAAGCTATTGGTTGGCAGGTACACGAGCCGCTTGGTGGAAGCCAAAAGTTTCACGCGGCGGTTTAAAGCCGGGCACATCCGCACCATATCAGCGGCAACCTCGAATACGATGGATGCCTGCTGGCGATCGGCGGCGCAGCCGTAAACCTCAGCACGTTCCTCATTATCACCGCAGGTTAAGAGCAGAGCGATGGCCGCCGCCAGTTCCGATTTGCCCATCTTTTTTGGTATCTCTACATACGCAGTATTGAACTGGCGGTAACCGTTGAGCTTTAAGATACCGAACAGGTCACGGATAATCTGTTCCTGCCAGTCAATCAGTTCAAAGGGCTGTCCCGCCCAGGAGCCTTTGGTGTGGCACAAGGCTTCGATAAAGGCAACCGCATAGTCGGCGGCATCTTTACTGTATTTTGAATCCGCGGCCATAAAGGAAGTCGGCTTGTATTTCTTGAGTTTTCGTATGCTTGCCGCCTCCTCTCTTACAGCGGGCAAAAGAAAAGAGCCTCCGAAGAAGCCCTAATTCCCAAGTATTTATTGGTGTAAATTATTTGCTTTCTTCCTCTTCCCCCGTCAGGATAAAACGGCAGTACTCGGGCTTGTGGTCATTAAGGTAAATAACCAATTCGCGAAAGCCCTTACTATATGCTTCCTTTTGGACGCGGGGGAGATCAAACATGTTCGTGACCCTGCTTTCCCTGATGGCTAAAATCTGCATTCGTATGGTTTCGTTCATCTGGCTTCCTCCATCTCTACAGATTCGGTGGCTGCCCGGCGCAGGATATCCAAATCAAAGCCCGCTTCCTTATAGCCGTCCAAGATGACCGAGTAATAATAGCAACCAGGCTGACCCGGCGGTCTGCCTTCGTTCATGATGTACACCATTGCCTTGACTGTCTTGCCGTTCATCTGCACCCTGACGGTTTCCTTGCGATATAAAAACGGCCAGCCCTCGTAGCGGTCCAGCGCCGCTTCGTCGGCGGAGGTTATCTCCCAGACCAGAACTGGAACGCTGCTGCCTTTTTCAGGTTCCACCGTTGCTACCGCACCCGTACGCGAACCCCTGAACAGGAGCCGCCATCCTTTCATCTCGCCGGAGCCGATAACTCTGGCAGTTGGACATCGGTCAGCCATCTGCGCAAGATTGAGGTTGGAACCATAGGCGATGTACAGTTTGTTATGCTTATCCATTAGAATTAGCCTCCTTTATCGCTGGTTTCAGCGGCGGCTTAAGCCGCCCGAAACCTCCATGCCGCCGAACCTTCCAGGTGTTTGCAAAGGTGCTCGCGGCAGTTTCTGAACTCCTCGCCGATCAAGCCGATTCGGTTTAAGTAGGTCCGCATGGCGAACTTTTCGTTTTCAACCTGGGGCTTTCTGGCGCTGGCGCTCCTTTGGGTCAAAGCCTGGCGGTTTATGGCCAGGGCTAAAACTATGTAGCTTCTGATTTTGCCCGCGTGCAGTTCGCTGTTAAATCCCCGTAGCTCCACTGTGTGGTTACCGTGCCAAAAGCTGTGCAGGTTCAGGAAGTGGTAGCGGCTTTCATGGTAGTGGCGGCTGCGGCTTTCGCAGTAACCTTCGTACCAAAGCTCTTCAAGCTCCCGCATGGTTTTCGGCTTTCTGGCGTTTATCTTTTCCACTAGGGCAGCATCCATCTTTTTGCAGAACCTCATCCGTACGGGTTCTATCTCCAGAGCCTTGTAAAAAAGGTCGTTCTTACTGGCGACGATGTTGATGAAGTTCCTAATGCTCCTGGGCGTATGGTCGGCGCCGTTCAGGTGAATGTGTATCCCGCAGGTTGAGTTGGTAAAAGCACCGGCCTTGCGAAGCTTTCTGACCAGTTCCTGCAGGGTGGCAATGTCCTCGCGGTAGGTTAAAACCGGGCTTACCAATTCTACGCTGTATTCGTGTTCAGCGCTTATCCTTCGGCCGTTCACCTTCACTTCCCGGCGGATGCTGGCGTCGCTCATAAACTTCCAGGTTCGTCCATCCGGGGTGTGTACCTTTTTGGTATCGTAGCTGTCCCGGCAGTGTTCGATCCTCCCGTTAAAAAACTGTGCCGCTATCTCGGCGGCCTGGCTCCTGGTAATCCCGGTAAACTCAATCTCAATTCCGAATTTGGTGTTGAACATGCTATCCAAGCTCCTTTCAGGTGTGTTTTTTTGGTGTGTACATATATCACTCTGAAAGGGCTATATAGCAAGGGATTTTAGCAATATAAACAGTTTAAATACGCCGAAATATCCGTCTTTTTATCCGGACGGTTGCCCCAGTTATTCTTCGATTTTTCTGATTTCATCCTCCCAAATACGACCCCTAGCCTGCTGCCGGAATCCCAGTCAACAAACACGGTGCCGGTATCGTCGATGAAGGATACTATACCCGGATCGCCGGGTTTCAGTTTTGTGTAAGGGTCCTCCATGCGAACTAGTTCCACCCGTGTACCAGGAGGATAATATGACCTGAGTGCCTTTAACATTTCCGGATGAATCTGCTTCATGCTTCTGGCACCTCCTCCGAACTGCGCTGGCCGTTTTTGAAAGCAGCGCTGCCGGTTAACCTGGATAGCAAAATCTTTCGTTCCTCTTTGTATTCCGGCCCGATAAATCCCAGCCGTAGCAGAAAACAGCGAAAGGCGTACTTCTCATTGTCATACGCCTTTTCGGTGGCCGTTACCCGTTTTTGGTTCTTGGCCATCGCGCAAAGCGCCCCGATGAAACGGGCATAGGCGCTGACTTCTTCCGCTGTAAGGCTGCCAGAGAACCAGGGGAAACGCAGTCGGTCCTCGGTCTGTTCAATTGGCAACCGGTCTGCGCCCAGGGCTTTTTTGATAAGGATTTCCTTGCTCTTAACCAGCCGCTCCAGATTGGTAATGTTGGCTTCGGTAAAACCTTCTTTGGGCATCTCTATAACCAGCTCGTTTGGTGCCTCAAACTGTAATCCGCGCCGGCCTAGCTCGTATAATAATTGCTCAAGCTCTTCGTCGCTGTTGATTTCGCTGGTGATGAGGGTGCCTTCTTTGTTGACTGTAAACCCGCCTATGATATAAGCAAAGGTCGGTGGGCCTTGGTATTCCGATGCGGCATTCAGGATTTCACTGATGGCCAGAACTAGCTCTTTGCGCCTAGCACCGGTAACGTTAAACTTAAATTCCATGGGATCGACCACCTTTCTGTTTTGGTAGTCATATACATCACTCTGGATCGGTGTAATAGCAAGCCTTTACACCATTTTTTTCATGCTTTCAAAGGGAGTATTCTGACCGCCGCGCAAAAGGAAAACATCAGCGTCAGAACCTTTTAAATCGATGTACCTTTTCACGATAACATCGCAGAACTTCTCGTCCAGTTCCACGGTGTGGCAAATCCGCCCGGTCTGCTCACAGGCGATCAGGGTGCTGCCCGATCCGCCGAAGGGATCAAGAACAATACATCCCGTCATGGTGGAATTGAGTATCGGGTACGCGACCAGCGGCACTGGCTTCATCGTAGGATGATCGGTGTTTTTCCTAGGTTTGTCGAACTCCCAGATGGTGGACTGCTTGCGGTCGGAGTACCAGGCGTGTTTGCCGGCTTTTTTCCAGCCAAACAATATCGGCTCATGCTGCCACTGGTAAGGTGAACGTCCCAAGACCAGCGACTGCTTTTTCCATATACACGTTCCTGATAAATAGAATCCCGCATCCTTAAACGCTTTACGGAAATTAAACCCCTCAGTGTCGGCGTGGAATACATAGATACTTGCATCCCTGGCCATGGCCTTTTCGGTCAGGGTGAAAGCTTCCAGCAGGAACTGGTAGAACTTCTGGTCCGCCATGTTATCGTTTTTTATCTTGCCCGCCGTACCCTCATAGTTAACGTTGTAGGGAGGATCGGTTACTACCAGGTTGGCACGTTTACCGTCCATAAGCAGGGTATAGGTATCCGCTTGGGTGCTGTCACCGCAGACAACGCGGTGCTGTCCTAAAAGCCACAGGTCGCCTGGCTTTGTTACAGCGGGCTTGGCCAGTTCGCCTTCTACATCAAAGTCGTCGTCCTTCACATCCTCAAGAGCGCCCAGCAGCTTATTCAGTTCCGCGTCGTTAAAACCGAGGAGGGAGATGTCGAAGTCCGCGCCCTGCAGATCGGCAATCTCTACTGAGAGCATTTCATCATCCCAGCCAGCGTTCAGGGCCAGCCGGTTGTCGGCTATAATGTAAGCCCGCTTCTGAGCTTCGGTCAGGTGTTCCGCGAACACGCAGGGCACTTCACCAATGCCTTCCTCCTTGGCAGCCAGGATGCGCCCATGCCCGGCGATTATATTAAGGTCTTTATCCACGATGACCGGATTGACGAAGCCGAACTCCCGCAGTGATGCCCGAAGCTGGAGTATCTGTTCCTTGCTGTGAGTGCGGGCGTTTCTTGCATAAGGCACCAGTCTGTCGATATTCACTTTTTCAAAACGCTCGGTTGTGTTCATTCTTATCGTCCTTTCCTGCCTGACAGCAAAGCTTCCATAATGTCGTCCTGCGGATTGCCAACAAAAGCCGTGGTGCAATTCTGTTTGACGATGTCAAATATCTCATACCAGATGAGGTTTGCCTGCTTCTGAAACGATTGGCTCATCTGTACAAACGGACTGGCCATCGCGCCGCCCGTGGTGGGGTGCTTGCCTAAAAGTCCGTAGGTACTGATGGCTTCCTCACACTGGATATAACGCGTAAACGCCTGGGCATAGGCTTCAATCAGCCGCGGGTTGACGAACTTCTCACAGCCGCGGTCCTTGAGCCATTTCCAGGTTTCTTTGAACAGATCGCCAGCGCCCAGCGGCTTACCGTCTTTTTGTCTCGCGCTGAGGTAATCGCTGGGTGCAGGCATGTCTTCCCCGTATAAATCTGCCGCATCCTCAAGTTCCTCCGCTTCGAGCATCGACTCAGGCTGCAGTTCCGGGGCTTCTAAAATCTTTGCAGCCTTTCCGGATGTGATTTTGTCAGCCAGGGGCTGCGGCTTGTCACCGGCACGGACCCGGCGACCGCCTCTATTGGTTCCGTCTTTTGCCACAAACCCTCACCTCCTAGCTGTGGCGGGGCTTAATCCCCCGTTTGAACTGTAATTTTTGCACGCGAAGGGGGCCGCCCGTTCTCCAGGGCAAGGGCTACAGAGATTTGACTCCCCCCTCCCGGTCACTTCCTTTGCCAACGACCTCCTTCGCGTGCGGTGATCTCCGAATGGCATGAGGTACACAAACTCATGAGGTTGTCCTCATCGTTCGTCCCGCCTTGCGACAAGGGTTTAATGTGGTGTACTTCCTGAACCGGCGTTATTTTCCCGTTCTTCACGCACTGCTCACATAGTGGATGGGATGCAATGTAGCGGTCACGAATGCGTTTCCACGTCCTGCTGTAGCGTTTCTTCATTGCGGGATCGCGCTGGTATCGTTCATATCGTTTTGCCTCTTCCTTGGTATGCTCCGCGCAAAACCGACCGTCTGTAAGCTTCGGACAGCCAGGTTGGGAACACGGT